CAAAATGGAATTGTAAATGAAGAACAAAATGGAATTGTAAATGAAGAACAAAATGGAATTGTAAATGAAGAACAAAATGGAATTGTAAATGAAGAACAAAATGGAATTGTAAATGAAGAACAAAATGGAATTGTAAATGAAGAACAAAATGATAATATTGATGTGTTACCATTTGAAGAAATACAATCTGAAAATTTATTAGGTAAAATTGAACAAGAACAAGAAACAGATATTTTAGAACAAACTGGATTAAATATATCTGTTCTTGAATTACCAGAAAATTTAGAAGATATTGTACCAGAATTTGATGACGATGAAGACGAAGATGAAGACGAAGATGAAGAATTATCTGAATATGTTTTTAATAAACCATCAACACAAAGAGAAATCGAAAGTTCCAAAGGTTTAGATGAATCAATACCATTAAACTTTGAATTTAATACAGAACAAGTTGAACAACAACCTAAACCACAACCAATTATGGTAGTTGAACAAGTCGAAGAATCACAACCACAACCAGATGATTTAATTAAATTGGAAAGAGAATTAAAACAAAAAGTACAAGATCCAAATATTAAAGTTATACAGCTAAAATTAAGTGATGATGATAAATATTTATTAAATAAAGAATATAAAAAGTAATTATTATGTTATAATACTAAGTTATTTAATTTTTTTTTATTTATAAACTAATACATATGAGTAAATATATTAGTAATATTGATTATAATATAGCAACTAATAATCAAAACGATTTTGATATTGAAGAAGGTTTGTTTGAATTAAAAATGTTTATTAAAGGGTTTGTATATAAAAATTGGAAATTTATTGATGCAAAACCATTTGTTGATTATATAAATATAGAATTAGAACAAGATGAAGAAGATTATTATAATGAAGAAGAAATTTATTATAAAGATTCAATGTATATATGAAATATTATATAATTGTATTATTTTATAATTGTATTATATAGATTATGAATAAACAAATAGAATATTATTTTTTAGGAACATTAATAGTTGGTATATTAATTAATTATTTATTTTTAGAGACACCAAATATAATTTATAAAGGTAAGAAAAATGCTTCATATGTAAAAAAGTTTGATTCAAAATGTTATAATGATAATTCAAAAGAAATAGCTTGTGAAAAAAAATAATATTAATAAATATTATATGATACGTGAAATATTTGGAATTATTTTAGGCATAATTATGTCATTTTTATTTTATAAAATATTAAGTAATAGGTCTTCTATTATTATTGGTGATGGTGTAATACAAAAATTCAAGCATAAATGTATTACATGTAATAATAGATGTTCAAAAAATCATTAATTCGTTTTATTTTTATTTTCATTTTATAGTTTTAAAGTATAAATGAATAAGTCTACACCATTATCTGAACTTCCTAATCTTAAAAGAGGTGAAAATTCAAATGCTTATGAAGAAAAAGAAAATCAAATTGTTTCAGAAATTTTAAGTGAAATTGACAACAATTCTTCAAGAGAAAATGTTAGTATGAACATCGAGGAACCAAAAGAAAATACTGAAATGATTGAGCAACAAAGAGTATTAGAAGAACAACAAAGAATGATGCAACAAGAAAGTGCAGCTATGAGTCAAGAATCTGCCAACAGAAGATTAGAAGAATCTTTGAATAATTCTGTAAATGATAATATGGTATCAAATATTATTAATATGGTAAAACAACCATTGATTGTAGCTGTTGTTATAGCTGTTATTTCTATTCCTAGAGTTGGAGAAATACTTTCTTCTATGTTAGCTGGAAGAGAAAAACTTGTACCATATTCAGCTATTATTATTATGTTTGTTAAGGCACTTGTTGGTGCTTCAATGTTTTATGGAATTAACATGAATGTATAAATATAATTAATATAAATGTATAATTGATTTTTGTTTAAGTCTCTTAACATTTGATTTTCTATTTATTATAGTTTTATGAAAAATAAATTTTTATAGTATTATATTAATGAATTTATTAAATAATTATGGAATATTATTTTTAATATTTATTTTTGTAATAGTCAATCTAATATACAAAAATATTTTAAACATTTTAATACTCATATTCTTATTCTTATTTTTAAGAAATTTAATGGAAGATAAGAATGCTATTTTTGTATCCTATATTTTGACAATAATATATGGTATTTATAAAAACTTTCATTTATTGGAAAATTTTGATCAAAATACTGTATCAAAAATAGAAAAACCAATTACTGAACATAAATTAGTAAAAAAAATAAATAAAATAATAGATGATAATGTAACCGATGAAGAAGATATTAAATTAAAACATATTCAAAATATGGTTGTAGCAAATTTAAAAAAAATAAACAAAAATAATAGAAATGATATATCTTTAGAGGAGCCAAAAAATAATAAGGTACATCACAAAAAGAAAGAAAGCTACAATAAATCACAAAATAAAGCAAATAAACAAAATAATGAATCACAACGAAATAAAGCAAATATCGTACCAGAAATTGATAGTATAATAAGTGAAGAATTGTTAAATCAATTTATTGAAAAAGCTAAAATAAATGATAGTGTAAATGTTTCAAAAAGAACTATAAATATTTATGAATTAAAACCAATAATATCTAAAATAAAAAAACAAAAAGTTATTAAACTATCTAGAAAATTTTTAGATAATGAACCATGTAAACCTTTAGTTATTTCTAACGATAAATTTATAATTGATGGACACCATAGATGGTTTGCAAAGAAAACATTAGTTGAAAACAATACTAATGGTTATGACAATGATGAAGGTAATGATATTTTTAATGAAGATGTAAAAGTTATAGTAATTGATTATCCAGTTAAAAAGTTAATACAAAAACTGCAAGAATATAAAATAAAATATAATGAAAAATATTTATCAAAATCACTAATTAATTTAGATAAAGTAAAGGAATCAGAAAAAGAAATTAGAATGCTAAAATTAAAATTAAAAAACATTGAAGATAATTATAATAAACTTAATTCTATTAACGTTGAATAAGCGTTATTTTAAAACCTAAAATAATTTATTTTTATATATTATATGATTTTAAATAATACATGCCCTCCAGGTGTTATTTGTATAAATAATACTAATGCTATTGGTATTATAGCAGTTTTTTTAATTATAATTTATGTAATAAATAAAGAAAATTATGGAAAACTATACGATAAAGTTAGTTTTTTACAAAATAAACAAAACAATCAACAAAGACAACTAAATCAATCAATAACTAGTGGTATGATGATGTCACATGAAGAAGATTCATATAATATGGATGTTATTAAAAATCCACTTATGCCACCACTTAAACGTAATTATCATTTAGAACATGAAATTGATTCATTACAAAATAGACTTAATATTAATACCAGAGAAAGACCTATCCCAATTGTTCATGAAGGACCGAGTCATAGTAATAATAGAAATAGAGGTCTTCCAATAAATATAGAAACAAGAGGAAGTGGGGGAGATTTCCAACAATTAGGTATGTTATATAAAAATGATATTAGTGATGAAGATAAAGCACCTGGTAATAATACTGATAACAATGTATTGCCATTATATGGAAAGCCAACATATAGAGGAAGTAATAAATTTTTATATTACACAGAAACTGATAAATTAAATCCTGTTAAAATACCAATAACTGTTGACTCTCGTGATTGTACTGATGAATATGGTTGTGAGGAACTAAGTGATGGAAGTAGTGTAAGTATACCATCATATAATGGTTCATTTAACGTTAAAATATATAAATTTAATAAACCAAGATATATTCCTTACATATAATCTATAATCTTAAATATATTTATATTTATATAATCTTAAATCTATAATGTATTAAAAATAGAATAAAAAAATAGAAAAAAAATATCTAATATTTATAATGATAGATAAATTTGGATGTATCCTTATTTTTTTCGCTTTAATAATATCTTTAATTGTCTATTTTCAATATTCAAATATGAAGAAAATAGAGCATTTTTCATCTAATATAAATAATAATTCTAATAAGTTATTGATAAAAAAAACTAATATGTTTACAAAAGTTTTAAAAACAAATAAATTTACAATTTGGTGTCCAATACGTATTGATGATTATTCACCTATAAGTTATTACGCAACAAAAACTTCTAAACAACCAAACTTTTTAGTTCCATTAGTTAAAAATGAGAGTAGCAATGATTCAAAAGATAAACCAAATAAATTTGAAATTGTTAGTATTACAAGAAATAATTATGCTTTTTGGAATCCTATTCCTCATAATGGCTATAAATCACTTGGAATTACTGCATCTGTCGAGTACCCATCAAAATTTTCAATAAGATGTGTACCAAATGAATATATATTAAAAACTAATATATCCAAGAATATTTGTGTTGATAAAATAAATAATTCAGATGAAGGATATGAATTATGGAGTTTAAATAATTCTCAAAGTTTTATTGTAAACAATTTGAATAATATAGATAATCTTAATAGTCTCAAAAATATTTACACATTAGATGAAAGTAAATGTAGTGTAGAAAAGAAATTATATGTTAAATATACTACAAAATATGATAAAGTTGCTAATTATATTGACCCTAAAACAAAAAATGAATTTTATATTTGGAGACCTGTTCCACAACAAAATTTTAATGTAATTGGTTACTTGTGTTACAATAAGAATTATGATCCAAATAATAAAATAAAATCATTGGTTGTTCATAAATCTTGTACTAAGGCACCAATAAATTATGGTAAAACTAGTTTGTTTAAATTAAATATTGATGGAAAAGGTGATTCAGATTCTCAATATAGTTTTTGGAGACCTAAGCCACCAAAAAATCATTTTTGTTTAGGAGATATTGTTGTTGAGGGTGTAGATGAACCAAATAATAATAACTTAATACATTGTATTTCATTAGATTATGCAAAGGAAATTAAGAATAAATATAAAATGATTTGGAACAATATTAATAATAAAGAAACTGCTAGTATATGGGTTGATTCAAATAATTATTGTACAATGAATACTGGTTATATGGAACCAAAAATCCAATATAGTTTAAACGATGATTTATTTTATAGTGATACAGATTTAATGGATGACTCTAAAACTATATTATTAAATTATAGAAAAAATAAGAATATTAGTAAAGAGTATCCAAAAGATAAATTTAATAAACAATTAAAACAAATATTAGCTTCTAAGTTAGATATAAACGAGAAAAGAATTAAGAATATTATATTAAATGAACATAATATTAGTGTAACTTTTGATTCAAAACAAGCTGGTACAAATCAATTAAAGGTAATACAAATATTAGAGAAATTAAATACATTACTTAATATTAATGATATAAAGATATACGATGAAGATAAAAATAATTATTATTATACTATTGATTCATTTATTATTAAAAACAATGATGATGGAACTATAATATTAGATAATTCTATGTTTGAAAGTAAATATAATTAAAATAAGAATTAAAATAAGAATTAAAATAAGAATTAAAATAAGAATTAAAATAATTATTATCAATTAAATTAGTTATTAAGATTTTAAAATTAACTAAACGCCTTTTTTATGAAATAAATAATTAATTCAAGATTTAGGTATTTTTTTGCTAAATTAATGTCATCTGGATTTAATGACGTTTTTTTCCCTAAAAAATTATTTTTACATACTATATTTCCAAAAAAGAAATTTTTAAAATTAAAATTGTTTTTGTATTCAACTTTTTTCATTCCTAAATATATTAAAAATCCAATTAATGTAACAGTAAATATTATTCCTATAACTATTTTTCTTAAAATATTATTATTTTTAAGATATAATATTTCATTTTTTGATAGGTTTTCCTTTTTATCTAAATAAGATTTGTAATTGTGTAGAAAAACCAATATTAATAGGAAAAATATTACACTTATAAAGAATGTTGATTCTGATTTAGTTAATACAATAAAGTAAAAATACATTGGTATTGAAAGTATTAACGCTTTAAAAGGATTTATACTCAACTCTGCTAATATTATAAAGAAATAAAGTGAAATAAACCCTATCATATGTTTTACATAAATATTATTATTGAATAAATCTTGTGTTCGACATGAAACTAAACTACCAATATAATTGCCAGATATAATCAATAAAAATAATAATAAACCCTTATGAATTGTTGACATATTATCTAAACTTAATATTTTATTATTCTCTTTTTCGTCATGATTTCTTTTAGATAAATTGGTTGTATTCATATAAAATATTTTAATAAAAAAAATTTAAAAATACTTTTAATTTCGTGTATCAATTAAATACTTTTAATTTCGTGTATCAATTAAATACTTTTAATTTCGTGTATCAATTAAATACTTTTAATTTCGTGTATCAATTAAATACTTTTAATTTCGTGTATCAA